GTTTGGTGTTCTGTCGTTTGCTTTTCCGTTCTTGTTTTTTTTTTTTTTTTTTTTTTTTCTTACCTTATGGTAGCCGTGATGGCAACAATTCAAATTTACCGTGTAGATAAATCTTTTTCAAGACTACTGATAAAGTCTTGCGAATATGACGATTATCCTGAGTTTGAGTCTAGAGCACCGCATGTTGTGGCTGGAATACCGCCACCTACGGGCACGCTCCTCGACAAGGAAAGGGGGTTCTCTTTCAGAATGGAAAGGCCCCGTATATCGTATAAAGTATACCGAGCTCTGGTTAACGGTGATATGAAAGGTGATGCTGACGCAGTTATAAATAACATGCGGCGCTCCCTCATCACACCAGATGCCGTTTGGGATGGTGCACTCCTATATTTAGAGGGTACAGCTCCGAGATTCAACAGTCCTACTCTAGCTGCAGCCATTGAGCGCGTTAGACATGACTTTAAAGTGTGGGAAAAAGTACCACTAACGTCAATCTCAGTTGCAGCTGCATCCCTACCTAGGAATACATCTCCTGGTCTTCCTTATATCCAGAGTCATCCAGGCTGGAAAAAGGGGGACATAATTGATAAGTACCTGCCCGCCTTTAGTGGCTATTGGCGCCGGGTGGGTGACGGACTACCAACCGTTCCACTTCCTGACTGTGCTGCATTTGCGCGCAGTCATATTGGCGACACCACTACGAATAAAGTAAGGCCAGTGTGGGCATATCCTATATCCGCCGTCTGCGCTGAAGGCATCTTTGCTGACTCAATCATTAAAGGTTTGACGTCGCAATGCTTCGGGCATGGAACCGCATACGGATGTGAAATGATGAAAGGCGGGATGGAATGGATTAACAACTCGCTTGGGAAGTGTAGACTTAAAGACCCTGGGTGTAAATTCTTTATGTCTGATTTTTCTTCCTTCGATACCACCATTCCCGCCTGGTTAATCAGGATCGCTTTCTCCATTGTCAAGGAGAAGCTCGATTTTAGTCAGATCATTACTGACGTATCTGGAAACACTGAGGACGCTGATAGCTCACATTACGAGAGGATCTTCTCTCGTATTGTTAGGTACTTCATAAATACGCCGATCAGGAATTCCGACGGCCGTAGGTTACAGAAAGACCATGGGGTACCCTCAGGATCAAAGTTTACCAACCTGATTGACACCATTTGTAACTTAATCATACAGTACTGTCTTGTGATCGACGTGTTTGGCAGTAGGGACATGTTTACTAACGCCTTTGGTGATGATGGTCTAACCGTCCTACCTCATGACGCTGTTATTAACATTGATGCTGCTGCTGAATACTGCCTCAAGAACTTTGGAGTAATACTCAATCCAAAGAAATCGTACTGGACTAACGTCTTAAGAAACGTGAAGTATTTAGGGTACTTTAACGTTTTGGGGAATCCTTTTAAGCCTACGCGTGGGCTCCTCGCCTCTATGCTGTTCCCACAGTATTTGAGAGATGACTGGGCATATTGTTTGAGTAGAGCACTTGGATGTTTGTTCGCAGCCGCAGGCGCCAACGCCAAGATCTTCCACGCGGTAAGGTGTGTGTACCGTTTTGCTAGTAGCCACGAGGTTGCTGTCGCTGGCGCGTTTGATATGATCAACGGCGACGCGCGCGCCCGTAGGCACCTTGAAATGATGGTGGTTGACGATGTGAAGATGAACAACCTCTACTTTCTTGATCAGCGGTACTCACTTCCCTTCCCTAACTGTAAGAAGATACAGCTAGGAATTGATATGGTACAGGAGACGTTGGAATACCACGATGGGAACAGAGTTGCTCTTCCCTACCTGTATGACGTATTTTAAGGTTACAACTACACAGGGTAAATTATAG